CAATTGAATATTAGAAGTAATTGCAGCAAATTTTTCTGCTGTGGTTGGTAAAAATACGTTGGCCGGACAAACGTTGGCAGTGGTAACATAGATATTACTCTGATAAGAAATAATGGAATTAACGGGAATAAAACTCACTGCCCGTGTATTTGCAACGATATTAGCAAATGTGGAGCCATACACATTGCCTGTTGTTACATAGGTATTTGACCCATTGCTAATTTGTGTGTTGATGGCAATTACAGTATTGGCTGTCCATGCTGTTCCTAAGGTTGGAAATGCATTTGGCACCCACGGAATAGCCATTGTGTTGGCAGTGGTGCTGTCATTTTGTCTATACACATAAACATTGCCGGCAGCAGCAACGGCCAACAAGTTACCTTGCGATTCTAACACGCTTCCAAACTTTAATTCAGAGTTGGAGATAGTGACGTTAGCACTATAATTGCCACCTACATTGGCAAAAACCTGTACTTGTTTTTGTGTAGGATTACTAGAATAAAAATATTTGCCTGAGTTGCTAATAGTCACTTGGCTACCAAATCGATCATTGGCCGTCACGGTGTTGGCAGTAAGATTTGCTGAGGTTGTATTAGGCCAGGCTTGGTTAAAGGTGTAAACACCCCATCCTGCATCCGCTGTAGCGGTGTCTACCCACATTCTATCGGTGTCAATCCAGCCGTGTAAAGGTAAAAGACCGTTGATTGCTGTCACTGTTGATACTTTTGAAGATACCAATTTATAAACTGCCGCTTCACTAACAACCGGACTGGTCGCAATCAAGTTAGACAATGCTGCTGTGTCTTTTAGTTGTACTGTAACTGTTAGGTCATTGACAATATCAACTATTTTATAAATGTTATCGTAATTGGTACTAAAATTTTCTAATATCGAGTTATCAAAGTACGCAACCTGAAATCCTTTTAGTATTAAAAGATCTCCAACTTGAAATGGATGTTTGTCTGTAAACAACAACTGTGCATAATCATCCAAAATATAGGTCAGTGTTGTAGCAGAAATGTCGGTTTCTGTAACACGATAAACATTCCATTGGTTACCTGTGTCTTTGGCTGTCCAAATTTTGCTAGCGATGCCCACGTCGGGATTTTGATTGTAGGTATTGATGTTAAAAATTGTTAGATCTACGTCATCAACGTGTACATATCCTGCGGTAGGCAAATCGTTAATATAAAAACTTTTATCTCTGTTGCTGTATATTGCGGTACTGGTATTAGACAAGTTACTAGAATTGTAAACATTTGATATGGTTAAATTGGCATTGGCTTGCAAATTAACAATTATATTGCCGGCCGAGTATGTGTTACCTAAAGTAAATGCCACAGGGTTGGTGTTGAAAACAGATTGATCTAGTACAAATTCTTTAAACTGATTGCCATCCAAGTCACCATACTCGCCAACTTTGAATCCCCACTCTTCAAAAATTGCTATATTACCTGTTACATTGTCAAAGTTACCTTTGGTCAAGGCAGTGATAGAATTTAGTGTGCCTTTTTCTTTGATAAGTCCCTGATAGAATTTTGTTTGTGTTGCAGTAGTAAGTCCCAAGTCGGTCAGGTAATCTCTTGGTCGGAATCCAATTAGTCCTGCACTGAATAACTGCAATGTTTCGTTGTCTGGTGGTCGATCAACGTTGTAAATGCTTTCTGACTGTTGTGCTAATAGACCCAGACTTGGTAATAGTCCAGTTTTTAAATCAGATTCTTGAATTTGTGCCCACTCTGCTACATTAAATTTCGTAGTTGCTGGTATAGAATCAAGTGCGGTATAATAGTTATTATTAAAAGTAACAATATCTCCCACTTGATAATCTGTGCCAGCTGTCCACCCAACAACATTTGTGGTGTTATACATGTATCCGCTGGCACTTAATGCGCCAGTCCATCCGCCAGTTTTAGCACCCGACAAACTTAGTCGATATTGTCTTACTCCTTGTGATGGTACATAGATAATGTCGCCAAAGTCACTTTCATTATCAAATACTAGTACATGTTCAAATTGTACTAGATTTAAACTGGCAAAACATATACCCGTTCCGTTGAGTGTAGCTATACCAAATCGGTTACCAAATGCAAAATTTTCAGTTCTTACAATGTTAAAATTTCCACTCTTGATAGGCAAAAAGTTTTGATCTAATATGCGACCCGAGTTTAAAGTATTGGTTACTTCATCTACCACTGTGCCGGATGTTTTTAATAACAATCGATCTGTTGCTGGATTCAGTACCAGTATGGTTCCTACTTCCCAACCTTGTTGACTCCAGTATAAAAATTCTTTAACGCTGGTTCTAAAGTTTTTTACTTCCTGCAGATCTTTGTCAAATTGATCAAATACAAATCCAATGCTTTCAAGATATCGTTCATAACTGATCAAGAAATCACTTAATTGTTGTATGCTACTGTAGGTAGTACCATATGGCACTGAGATTGTGCGATTGGTAGAGTCTTGATATAGTTTAGCAGACACATCGCCTACTGTGACGGTTTCTGCTTTGTTATTGGCAACGCTTGGCAAGATTGTAAAAAATGGGTCGTTGGTGTTGTAGCCAACCACACTATATCCAGTGTTGGTACGCTGTACTATCACAGCACTATAGGCAACCGTGGATACAGGTATTGATTTATTTAGATATACATCATAGTTGCTGTCAGGAATAATAACTCCGGCACGTTTGGACCCTGGGGTAGTTTGTTCAGCTGTGACTGTTAAAATATTTTTATCAATAAATCCACCAACTTTGTAATTTAGTTTAACACTTAAATTTTCCAAATAGCTGGAAATTTTTTCAACTGGGTCTATGCCAACATTTTTAATTACATCGGCAATCCAGTTAATGTATCCGCTGGTGCGTTGTACAACATTGGTTCGTGCATCACCGTTGATTTTTAAATCAGCTGGGTTAATTTTTTCATTGGTAGCACTACTAAATTGACCTGTAATGTCACTGACATAGAATCTTGATGTATCGTATTGTGTTCCAAAATAACTGGCAGGTTTGGCCATAGCAATAGCCATCTGCACAGCAAACGGATAGTCACTGCTACGTATCCATGCTGTTTCTACAGGACCTTCTTGACCAATGACATAATTGTTACCACCAGCAGTTAAATTATATTGTTTAACTATATTAATGTCAGTTGGTGGCAATAAATTTCCGGCGCTGTCAACTGGAATAACCTGAGTCAGACCAGGGCGAACAAAACGAGTATCAGTGTAAGAATCTCCGTTGTTCCAGACGTATCCGGCTTCTAGGTCTTCCCAAAGGGTAAAATTACCTCGAGTGTACGGTGCTGGACCATAGCGAGTTTCCCACCATGCAGGTTCAAATCCAAAGCCCAACATTTCCCATGGCGCTCTGTTGGGTTGATCTGTGTCGTACCAATAATTATAAATTGCTCTCCAACTACCTTGCAATGGCTTGTCGTCTTGAGTATCTGTAAACTTTTCGTAGTTCCAGGTCCATGAATTATTGGCATCGTACCACGAATTTGTAGTGTAGTCTACATTGTTTGTTCCTGACCACTGTAAAAAGTTACGTGATAGGATTTGTACAAACTCAGCTCGTGTGTATTCGGTTGTTCTAAATCGTCCAGGGATAATATCGTATAAATTGATAATATTTTTAGTATAGTCTGATTTGATATTATTATAAATGCGTTTTTCAAGTTCTAATATATAGTCATCACGGAAGTCACCAAAGGCTGGCATCAAACTTCCGTCGTGACCTCTAATAACATCTACAGGTGTTTGATAGGTTGTATCTTCAAATATCAGTGGTTCACTTTTTGGATATAAGCCCAATTTACTCGGAGTTTCAGGAATAAAGTTTCCGTCAGTGTCAAAGTAATCTCTAATAACAATAGTATCGTCAATTGCAAACGGAATTGAGAAAATTACTGCTGGTACTGTGGGACTAAATTCATAGTCCTTGCCCAAGGTTAGCTGTACTCCGTTGTGCCAAATCAGCACAGCACGATTACTTAATTCAGCGGGATTAAAAATGTTGCCAATTTCGTAATTGGTTTGACGAACATTTAATACTGTGTAAGTTAATGTTGTATAGTTTCCTCCTTGTGGCACCATGTCTGAATAGTACCAAGGAAAACTAGAATTTTTAACTGCATTAATATTTTGTAGTATTGCATCAACACCCGTAACAGGATCGTTGTAGTTTAAGCCAGATAAAGTAGAACACAAACTTATAAATTTATTTTTAAATCTGCTATATTCTTTTTTGGCCAAATCAACGCCGTTGACAAAATTAAGCATTGGATCGTTTAAGAATGTCATTGCATAGACCAGCGGCGCAGAGTGCTGATTTAGCGTTCCGTTTTGTTGTTTTAAATATGTGTCCTGGATAGGCCTGTTGCTGACAGATGTGTTTTCTAACAGCTTATTGTAGTGTGTTCTAATTTGCCCCAGGGCAATGGTTGAAAAATTCTCATTGAGAGGATTTTGAATTAGATTTTTTGGGACTTCGTAGTGTGCCAGTTTACTTGCTGTATTGCTAAAAATAGCAACATCAAGTTTGTCGCCTACTGCGGGGTCTGTAAAAAATACTATGATATTATACATACCATATGTGGTTGATTCATAATCAACATCAGCTGTCAACAACGTATTATTTTTGTAAACTTTAAGGTGCGGTATAGTATTTGTAGTTGCGGGCAAAACATCAACCTGAATAAATGCTCTTTTGGTCCCATTGATCTCAAGCACTCGCCCGTCAAAGAATTTAGTAAACATCTGATATTGGCTACTATCTTCGGCACCAATTACCCAGGAATTTAGTTTTGTCTGTGCAGATAGGCCAGTATTTTTAATCAAATAGCCTGTGCTACAAGCAATAGCTTGAGTTGTTCCGGTATTGGTATCTGACGTATAGGTAAACGAATCTGTGGTATAGTGATTTTTAAATACAATGTCGCCAATGTTATTAAAGTTCTGATAGCTTAACGGAAATCCTAAAATTGTATCGTTGTTTCCAGTGCCTACATTGTAGTTAAAAATCTTGTTACCCACAAAAGTTGATCCTGGGTAAACAGTTGAGTCGCTGAAGCTATATCCGGCAGCATCTACTAGATCAAACAAAGGCATTTGATTTATGCTGGATTTAGATTGCGATACAAACCAATCCTCACCATCAAAATAATAAGTTTTTCCTGCGTTATCACCTTCGGTAACCAAAACATTTTCTCCAGCCAACACTGGATTGTCGTCGGCAGAAATCAAGTTGATGTAGTTTTGGCCGCCTAGTCCTTCGATTACACTTACTTCCCATATTTTATTTTTAACATTAAGATCGTAGTCGTTGGCAAATACAACTCTGTGGCCTGGCGCCAAAGTAACACCATCCACTATGGCGGTTGTTTGCCCTTCAACTCGAGTGGCTGGTATAGTTATACCAAACGCATCTGTTTCTGCAAAGGTCACTAGATCCACACTATTCTTTGCTTGTTGACCAAAGTTGAACAGTTGTAGGTCTGTGTCAAATTCAATGATGGGTCTGCGACCAGGTAAATTAGGTCCGTAATTTTCAGTGGCATTATTGTATTCGGCTGTGGCTGCAATTACATCTTTGTGGAACCAGCGATTGCTACGTGCCCAGGGATTACGGTCTCGACTGCCACGATTGATTGTGATATAGTCTGGAGTAGTGTCTAATAGATATCCGTAGGCTTCTGGTACTGTTGTTTGTCCAACTGGCACTAGGTTAATTGCTGTACCAACTCCCTCTACATACCATTCTCTAATTCTGTATCCTGTGGTTCCGTCCCATTCGCCGACCAATTGCTCATCTTTGTAAGCCACTGCACTTCCGCTGGTGCCAGTTACTGTGGCATCCATGGCATTGAGTGCTGTTAGCCAGGTTGAGTAATTAACATATTCAAATTTATAGTATGATGCTGGGGTAACTAAACTATCAAATTGAATTTTTAATCCGTTAGTAAACACCACACCACTGGGGCTGGTATATCCAATTTGACCGATGATTTCTGTGTCAACTTCAATTGTGTCTGATGTGTTGTTTATTATGCGTATTTCGCCAACAAATCCTGGGTTACTGCTGTCTTGATAATATAGACGATCTGTGTTTGCGGTAATTGCTGGTTCTACATTGTATGCTAAATTATCGTTAAGCCAAAACTTTTGTGAAGCATAGGTTTTACCTGAACTTATAAAAACTTTTTCTCTTGCTGAAATTGAGGTTTCTGGAGATAGCTGTATGATAAAATCTGTGGCAGCACTATCAACAGCAACTAAATTAATTTTCCAAGTTTTAACACGAGTTGCATTGGCAATAACGTCGCCCGGACGAATGCTGGCCACATCTAAACTGGTATATGCCGGATCAACTGCAGGAGTGGTCCAATATGTATTGTCCTCGTCGTTGCCAACAAATATTAAAGTTTTATTTTGTAGCTGATTATTAATGCCATCAATGCCGTCTGGGTACTGGGCCAGGAAATCACTTAGTAAACGATTTTGTACATCGGTGTATTTAAGTGTGGTTGCCGCATCAACGCTGGCCTTGATTGGCATCAATATATAAAAATCTTGTGCGTTGTACAACGGCACACGGAAAGTCACTGTGCCAGTGCTGGCACCGTTATTGGTAACACCAAATACGTCTCGGGTGCTTACTGTAGGGATATTAGGGTCAATGCCGTTGACACCGGGGCTACGCTGTATCCAAAAGTCGTGTCCTGGTTGATCAATAGTAAATGTGTACACTCCGCCACGAACCAGGGTCAGCTGTGTATTGGGCTGATATCCTTTGCCGGTAAAAGTGTATCCACCGACAGCACCGTTTCTGACCACTGTGTAGTCGGCTGTATAAGGGGCTTGGTTTCCATAGACTAACACAGAGTCTGGTCCGTTAGGCAACCAATAATAGTTGTAATAGTTTACAAACTTGTCGTAGTCAAAATGCCCGTCCCAGTTGTACATTTCGCTGCCAAACAAGCGTTGTTGATTGTCTGTTAGGCCGCCATAATTTTTTAAATTTTGTAATAGATCAATGTAGCCAGTGTTAAATTTTATATTACCGTTGCTGTCAGTTACTACAGCACTGGGTTCTAATTGATAATTTTTTCGTAGATCAGACAATTCAGGAACATAGTTATCTCCTGGTTTGTAAGTAGGAGCAAATGTTCGACCAATATATCCATTGACAGGTGTGTTAATTGCGTCGGACGTTAGCTGGTCCAGGGTAGCACCAAGGAATCGTCGATTGGTTGCTGTACGGAATATCCTTGGTAAAAAATTAATTGTGTTGACTATTGCCATTAATATGTTCCGACTAATGTATTGCCCAAATTCAATTGAGCTGCTGTGAT